GTTCGAGGGTTTTAAAGGATTGTTCTGCCTTGGCAATGATGAGAGTTTTTTCTTTCTCAGTAACTCCAATAAATGGTCTAGCCTTGCTTAGAATTGGAGTCTGATTTCCATATTTACCTGTATTATTTCCAGATGCTTTAGGTGCTTCTGGGTTGGACATCTCGTACCCCACAGTTATCTCACCAGCTTTATGAGAAACAATATCTAATTCTGTTAACATATCTTCTGTGAGAGTGAGATCTACATGAGTAGATCCTTTCTCCTTTGCGTACTCCTTGTTGTATCTGGGAAATGCTTTACCATTCTTATCAATACCAGACTGGGTACGTTTTACAATTCTCTCAATTATACCCTTCCCTATAAGCTCTCTTTGTTGAGAATTATATTTCTTAGAAATATATATTTTTTCCTGAACATCTTTTTTAGGAAAGCTCATTTCTAACCTTCTTTAAGATAACTTTTATAGTTTGTCGGGATACTCCATATAGGAGAGCTATATCTTTTTGATACATAGTTTTATCTAATTCAAAAGCATCTTCTTCTGTTAAGAAGTTAGCTAGTATTTCAACACCATACCCATATTTGTTAACTATATTGTGCCAGTGCTTATTTCTATGATGTTTTGAATAAGGACGTTTAATAGTCCCCTTACCTATATAAAAAGGAGTACCGTCTGGTTTTGAATGCCTATATATACAATACTTAGCTACCACTTATTCCTCTTCTACCACTTCATCTTCAACTACCAGTTTCTCATCGTCCTCTTCTACATCAGGTACACCAAAGCTTTCCTTAGCTTTAAGCATCTTGGCATCCTTCTCTTTTTCTATTTCTAGGATAAGTTCTTCAATTTCTTCAATTGTAAGATCAGGGTTAGCTTCGTGTAGGGCACGTTTAAAAGAAGTAAGTCCAGCTTCGTACTTCATCTTGGCTCCTTCAATCTTTACTTTATAATCAATTGTTGGCTCAGGATCGTTGTACATAATAGAAGGATCAAACTGTGTGGAGAATGGTTTCATGTTATCTAACTGTCCATCCTTAGACCACACCTCGTGTTGTATCTTTAGTAAATCCCACAAATCTAACTCTGCTGCCTTCATAATAGGTTTCTGAGCATCTCTAACTTCTTCAACATCAGCATTGTCTATAGCTTTTGCTATTCCAGATGCTGCTGATCCTGCAGTAATATTATTTAGTCCTGATGATTTCATGCCTAGAGAATCAAACCATAAAGTTAAAGTGTCTTTTATTAATTGTAAAACTTTATCTATATCTACCTCAGGTTTAATACTTCCAATTTGAGGTGACTTCCCTTCGCCCTCTATACTTTTTAGCTCCCACATCTGATCAGGGTTACCATCAAGTTTGCCTGATTCAATATCAATGCTATATAGAATTGCATGAGATTGAAATTTTGTGCAATAATTTAGGTCAGTAAGAAGTTTAGGAGCAAGTAAAGTTAATTTAAACATGTCTGTATTAGGTAGAGGTATCAATAGGTTCTCAGATAAGTTCATATAAGTTACGGGTAGTCTCCCATAATAGTTAGTGCCTTCTGGATTCTCTAACATTAGATCTTTTCTAATACTCCCATCCCCATCAACAACTAAAAATTCATTGTCTGAATACATGTGATATAGGTCTACTTCCTTAACTACATTCTCTGGATGCAAGTTACTCACACCAGATGTGTTTGTCCTAGGTATATTTGATTTCACTTTACCCACATACTTAACAAAAACAGTAGGATCAAGTGGGTTTATCTTATTATCTGACCACACAGTAAATGAAGTTGGGGGTAGTATTCTAATAGCGGGCTTTCCCTTATAGGCATAAGGCTCAATAGCTGTATATCTAAAAAGATTTAAATATTTATTAGCAGTCATCATCTTGTTATTAAATGCTAACTTATCTTCATAATAAGACATGTTCTCTTTATCTACTTCATTACCTTGGGAGTCTCGTTGTACCCCATAGGTATAGACAGCAGAGATCTTAGATATAATTTTTGGGAGAAGATTAATAGGAGAAATTCTTTCCTTTGCTCTTTTAGCAGCGTTTGCTGTGAACTCTGCATCTAGAGAATCTTCAACAAACTTTTGTATTGATCCCTCATAAATTTCTAAAAGCTTGGCTTCAAAGATGGACTGGTTTTGTTGAGTCACCTTAATGTGATCCATGATCTTTGATAAGTTAGTGGTAAGATAGGACATACTGTTCTCCTTAGAGTGAATAGGATCTTGATTGTTTCTTTTGTGCTTCTAATAACTTCCAGCACATATAAGAAAAACCATCAGACACATGCGTGAGCATTTTATTAGTTGTTTTATCAATATCATTGGAATCTTTCCCGTACTGTACTTGCTCAAGGTCTCTAATTAAAAAGGGACATTTATTAGAATCAATTATTACTTTATTATGATATATAAGATTATTTGCGTGTGCTAACCTCTTCACAACTAATGGGTTATGCATCTTCATTGTTCTCAGACCCAAAGATTCCATTGTTTTATTAGCTGTTTGTTTTATATTAAAAACATTTCTTTTGTTTCCACCTGTTCCGTCAAAGCAGATTATGGGGTTGTATATTCCATATCTTGATTTAATATGATTAGCTAAAGAAGGAATATCAGTTCCCCCCTCTATAAATATTTCGTCAATAACATGTAGTTTATGATTTTCTACAAAACCGACAACTCCCGCCATAGGATCTATATTTATATCCATGAAAACATAAAGTTGTTGAGAAGGAGAATCTGTAAATAGTTTATGTAAAGGTTTTGTATGTTTTTTACGATCAAATTCATAGTAACAAGCTAAACCTTGAAGGGATAAGAACTCTGCGTCTAACTCCTGTAAAGCTAACTTAGAATTATATGTTGTTCTTAAGTTATGCTCATAATCTGAAGGGAGAAAATAGTTATCAATAGTACGGGCTTGTATTAAAAGTCTTTTAGGATTAAACTGTTCTCCTGAAGGATGAAATCTATGATATAACCAATTAAAACCTCTAGTTGTTGATAGAAATATCTTTTTATGATTAGCACCAGGATATCTTATACGACCTATAAAAACATCTGCTGCTTCCTGAGTAACATAGCAAGCTTCATCCATGATCAAATCTGACGCTTCCAGCCCCCTACTTGCTATTGCATTTTCACCGGATCTACAGAAATGTTTAGCTTTTCCAACATGTACAAATTTAGTAGATGTGTTAAAATGATAGTAGATATTGAAAAAGTCACACCAATAATGTAAATTGGTGAGTAGAGCACTTTTCAACTGACCATATGTGGCAGATACTATCAGCATTGGTAAGTGTGGTTGTTTTATAGATTGATTTATAATATAGAGAGAAGCTGATGTTGACTTTCCAAAACCTAGTCCTGCAGCAAAAAATATCTCTTTATGATCAGCTACTAAAAGTTCCATTTGTTTAGGGAGTAATTCAAAATCTATGACTTACTCCTCTTTCTTTACAGGTTTTCCAGTAAAGAAATTTATAGTGAAATCTTTATTATCTTCATTTTCAGATACGGGGTTTTCAGACCAATCTCCCTTAAAGAGATTTTTTAACATGAAGGAGAGTGCTGGGAAAGAACCCTTCTCCCCATCAATTAGACATAATGCTTTTCCTATATAGAATTTCTCACACTTTGCTCGTCCTCTTTCACAAGCTTCCTTAAATTCAGGATGTTTATCCTTCCAAGTCCAAAATGTTTTATTTGAGACGTTTAAATGTCCAGCACTTGCTCTTTGGGAGTATCCCTTAGCTAGAAACTCTTCCACTCTCTTACAAAAAATGGGCTTATACTTGACATATTTTTTAGCTGACATTAGATACTCCTCAATCACAGATCGATTAGATTAGAAACACGGTTCCTATCTGGAGGTATATATCAGTGAATTATTATTTGGACCTATTATCCCATCTATATCCGGTAGGAGCTACATTATTATACTGATCTCTTCGGGTATTTAGGTTAACATAGACAAAGTGATCATCTCGACCTAGAGAATAATGCTGATACTTTTCGTGCCACAATCTATAGAGTTCATCGTTGTTAGATGACTCCATAGTTAAAGCACAACCTTTTGTATGTTGTAAATCTTGTGGCGTAGTACCTTGAGTAGAACATTCATATCCACGAACTATAGTTATAGGATGCTTATAAAATAATCTAACTTGATGTAAAGCTTGTATTAGGTTCTTATTTAATTCAGTTAAATTACAATTTCCTGCACACTTACAATCAAAATCTGTAGATCTAAAGTACTTTCCTAATGAAGCATCTACTCCCCTCGGTAACCTATAATAGTAATCAAGCTCTGGAGAATCGGGGTCTAACTTTATAATTCTTTCAATATCTCTTTTAGTATTGACCTGGACGTCATTGACTAGATTAAACCTAAGAAGTTGAGTGAGTTGCTTTGTAGTATAAGTGGCATATAAAGATTCCACTGTCATTCTTCCTTTTACGATTTTTTTATTATCTAGAATCTTACTTACTGTTTTAAAATCACTCATATCTAACCTATTTTCCATTTTTTACCACTTTTTTCTTAGTTTTGGATTTCTTAGTTTTGGATTTTTTTTTAGCAGGAACTTCTACAATTACATCAATTGGAATTTCCCGTATCTCTATTTTAGTTATTACTTTAGGTTCAAAGTGTTGTTGTGCGTCTTCCCACACCCTTTTATACTTTTTATAATCTTTAGAATCAGGACCTACATAGAGTTCCCGTCCTGGAGGTGTTCTTAAGTATTCATTAAATGTCATCGGGGGTCTCCTTTTGTGATAACTTATTTAGATATTTTTCAAATGGAGAACTTTTTTTAAGTTCACCTGTTTGGACTTGAATTCTGTAGAAGTCTCTTATAGAAATAATAGGTTTGATTGCTGCCATCATGTCTGAGATATACCAGCGATATGCTTTTACTAAGCGTCCCAAGGACATACTGGTAAAGTGACCACTTGTTTTTACTCTATATCTCTCTTTCATCGCTCTCTCCTTCCTTCTCATTGTATATACACATCACTAAATTATGAAATAATTCATTGATATAGAATATT